CCCAATATCAATGGTGGTATAATGGCCGAATCTATAGTAGCTTTGAGGTTTGGGCAGAGGAAAACAACATAGATCCTGAAGTTTATACCCTTCTTAAGCTAGAATTCGGTTGACAAACCAAGACACATCGCTTATATTGGTATTGTAAGCAAAGGAGATAGACATGCAAAAATTTGAAGCAGTCGCAGAAGTTGGTGACATCATCAGGTGCTACGACTTTGAACCGTTCCCTGGCCGCGAAGAGCGCTATGTTGTTGGCCGCGTCACCGAAAAAGGCTTCCTCGCAGAATACGGCTTTGCCGGCTACGTTGTCGAGGTCCTCAAGGACACTGTGTTCCCTGCAGGTGAGCGCACTGAAATCGTCGCGCCGTTCCAGACCCTGTTCATGGAGTTTGACGGCCGTATCACCAAAGTGGAGGCAGTGTAATGGATATTCCCCGTTGGTTTTTTGCTCTTGGTTTCCTGTTCCTTGTAGCAGGAATCGGTAGCATGGTTTTCACCGTGCAGCGGTGCGGCACCGCCGGACTGTTTCTTGGTGCGTCTGGTCCGGTTGCTGCAATAACCGTTTGTGATGGAGACTGATATGAAACCCGTCCGTCCTTGGCCCGCAACCTCTGAATGCCCACTGCCTGGTTATCAGGAGTTTGCAAATGAACTTGGCATTGCCAGCTATCACAACGCTGCTGAGCGTCCCAGCGAAGCGCGTGAAGCCCGAAGTGCTACTCGTGCCGCGGCCGAGATCGCTATTGAACATGAATGGCCTGTGTGGGCAATGCAGCGTATGTTCAAGGAGATCGCGCCGCTCGTGATGTGGGAAGAATTCCTGCAATCTTACATCAACATTCTTTTTGAGATGAAAAAATGATCACAGTTCGACACCACGCCTTCATGGCAGAAATTTACGACGTCACGGTGCAGGAATACTTCGCCGTGGTTAACCCCAATGCCACCCTCGCCGAGCGTGTGGTGTTCTATAGCGAGGTTCTCCGCCCCGCTGTTGACGGTGTTGGCGCATCGTTTCACAGCATGGCAGACCGCAGTGCTGCTGGTTCTGATTACAATGCAACACATATGGCAGGGCTTGCGGTTCTTGCCACACTCTTCCAGTGGATGGAGACTGAGATGCCAGTATTGACCGGTTACTGCGAAACCTCCCACCGCCAAGAAATCATCGGAAAAGTGAAAAAAGTTCTGGTTTCTGGTTGACATCACCAAGACACTTTGCTATATTAAGACTGTAAGCAACACAGAAAGGAACACGACAAATGCGATTTGAAGATGAAGCCCGCGCCAGCCACGCAGTTACCGAATTGGCACATGATGTTTGGCAAAAACGTCACAATTTGGTTTCTGATATGCCAATTTTTCTTTCATATCGGCTATCAGTGAGCGATTATACGCTTGATGTCAATGTCAACTTCTACGTTCATGTTGTAATTGACCGCGAACGTTGGTTCTATCTAATCAATGATTCTGGTCCCTGGGACATTACCGCCGACGACATTATTCGTTACGAACAGGATTATCGTGACACTGAAGATTTTGACTGGAATATTCGTGGTGAAAGCTATCGCCATTACATGTTCAGTGATTGTCTGCAACCTGCAATTTTGCAGAAAATCAGATCTGTTCAAGCTGATCTTGAGTCCCCTGAAACCCCATATCTCTGGGATACTTTCCCCATTGATGAGCTGCGCCGGTCTTGAATAAAAAAAGTTCTGGTTTCTGCTTGACATCACCAAGACACTTTGCTATATTAAGACTGTAAGCAACACAGAAAGGAACACGACATGGGAATTTATTACCGGGGAATCAGCAAGCGCGTCAAGACGGTTGATGGCGCAAACGTTTTGTTCAGCAACTTTTGGGGCAAGGCTCCTGGTTTCTTTGCTGAGAACACGGGGCGCTGGGATGCGTTCCTGACGCGGAGCGAAAACACGGCGGCTGACCTCCGTGAATGCGGTTACATCTACGTAACGAACGCCAAGGACAACGCACAACTGGCTCGGTATGGCGAAGCTGACGTTGCAATCTGGAGCGGGCAGGCAACGATGACTGATGCCTTCTGGGACAACAATGTTGTTGGCAAGGTCAAGAAGGTTGGCGGACGCTGGAAGCTGGTGATTGACCAGCGGCTGGTTGATGCTCGTGAAGCACGGATTGCTGAGCGTAACGCTCGGTTTGCAGCGTAAAAACACGCCAATAAACGCTTGACATCATAGAAGAAATCCATTACATTGATTAGGCAGTGCAAGAGATTGTGCTGCCTTTCACATATAATGGAGAATAACAGTGAGCAGGACTTTTTCCGAAGCAGAAATCCGTAAACTCAAAGAGATCGTTACAGAGGGCATTCAGGTCCATAACGAGGTCGACACACTCAAAGACGGCCTAAAAGACACCGTCAAAGCAATCGCTGAAGAGATGGATCTCAAGCCAGCCGTACTCAACAAAGCTATCCGTACCGCTTACAAAGCTGACCTTGAAAACAAGCGCGAAGCCATGGAAGAGCTTGAAGACATCCTGGTTGCAGTGGGCCGTGATTACTGATAAATTTGGATGTCGCCTTGCTGTAGGTGATTGGGTAATTTACGTTCCAATCGATCCGAGCAATGGTGGTGCATTACACTATGGCTGCATCAGTAGAATTGTAACATCTCATTCCTGGCCAGGCGGTTTTGATTTCATCGATATCGAAGGTCAAGAGCATAGCACTAAACCCAGTCGTTGTGTGAAGTTTTCACAGGAAGAATACACAATGCGAAAGCTAGAATCAGAAAAATGACCAAAGAAGAACAAGTTGTTTTTGACAAGATCGGGCAAGAAATCCGCCTAGGCAGTATCGTGGCCGCTCCTAACAGTAAAACAAGCCTGATTGTCTGTCGTGTCACCAAGCTTATGCCCAAGAAGCTTCGGCTTGAACAAGTTGGAGCGGAAAACCGTTCATACCGTCCGAACTGGGATAAATATCATCACGAAGTCATCTGCATCGACGAGATGGAACACACCGTCATGTATTTGATGACTCAAAACCTATAACCCTGGAGAAGAACCCTGTACGTTGACGCCCTTCACGACAAAAGTCGTGACACAATCTTTGTAGTTGAACGTAACGAAAAGGGCGAGCGTGTTCACACGCAATATCCTGCCCGCTACGTTCTCTACTATCCTGACCCCAAAGGCAAGTTCACCAGCATCTTTGGTGATACCCTCACACGATTCCAGACAACTAGCGGCAAAGCATTCGCTAAAGAGAAAAAAGCTCTAGCAGGAAAGCGGCTATTTGAGAGCGACATGAACGTCGTGTTTCGCTGTCTTGCGGATCACTATCTAGATGCACAAGTACCAGAGCTGCATATCGGCTTTTTCGATATTGAGGTCGATTTCAACAAGGCACTGGGGTTCGCTCCGCCTGAAGATCCGTTCAATGCTGTTACAGCAATCGGTGTGCACCTCAACTGGCTCAACAAGACCGTTTGTCTCGTGATCAAGCCTAAGGGAATGAGTGAAGCTGAAGCACAAGAGATCTGCGATAGCTTTGATACTGACGTGTTCCTCATGGACAGTGAGGAAGAACTGCTCAAGACCTTTATCGAACTTGTCGACGACGTCGACGTACTCAGTGGCTGGAACAGTGAGGGCTTCGATATTCCATATCTTGTCAACCGTATCAATCGTGTGCTTGGCAAAGACTATGCGCGTAAGCTGTGCCTCTGGGGACAACAGCCCAAGAAGCGCACCTATGAGAACTACGGCAAAGAAGCTGAAACCTACGATTTGGTTGGACGTGTTCACCTTGACTACATGCAACTCTACATGAAGTACACCTATCATGTGATGCACAGCTACAGCCTTGATGCTATTACAGAGCATGAACTGGGTGAAAAGAAAATCGACTACGAAGGCACACTGGACCAACTCTACAACAATGACTTCCGCAAGTTCATCGAGTACAACATCCAAGACACAGACCTCCTGCGCAAGCTGGATGACAAGCTACAGTATATTGACCAAGCCAACCTGCTAGCACATTCCAATACCGTGTTGCTACAGACTACCATGGGCGCTGTGGCACAGACAGAACAGGCCATTGTGAACGAAGCACATCGCCTGGGTTTGATTGTGCCAGACAAGACAAGAGGTCAAGAACATACACAGGCGGCGGGTGCATATGTTGCAAATCCAATCAAGGGTATGCATGATTGGGTCGGCAGCATGGACTTGAACAGTCTGTATCCGTCAATCCTCCGTGCCTGCAACATGAGCACTGAGACTATTATTGGTCAGGTGCGGCACAGTCTTACTGATCCTGAGATTGAAGAGTACGTCAAGCGCTACAAGGAAAATCCAATCGCTAAGTATTGGGAAGGCAAGTTTGCCTGCCGTGAATACGAACTGGTCATGAACCAGGACCGTGAGATCGACCTGTGGATTGACTTCGAGGATGGCGCGCAGTTCAGTGCCAGCGGCGCTGAAATCTACGACTTGATCTTTAACCGCGGGAAGCCATGGTGTATTACTAGCAACGGCACGATCTTCACATTTGAGAAGCAGGGTGTTGTGCCCAGCCTGCTTGAGCGTTGGTATGCTGAGAGAAAGGAAATGCAGGCCAAGGCACGTGAGTTCAAAGGAGACTCAGAAAAGAAGGCTGAGTTTGCTTTCTGGGACAAGCGTCAGCTGGTGAAGAAGATCAACCTTAACAGCCTGTACGGCGCACTACTCAACCCACACTGCCGCTTCTTTGACCAGAGGTTAGGACAGAGTACCA